CCATAATCCTACTTGGCTAATATTACCATCAAAACGTTCATTACTTCCTGTTTTTCCTATGTATCCTGTAGTGCCACCCCAACTAACGAAATCATTACTAAAAGAACCAGAACCATCTAAAATTCCATTTAAATATATTTCGTATGTTTTTGCAGTTGGATTAACAACTAATGCACCATGATACCATCTATTAATTTCTAAAGCAGTTGCTCCTACAGGATTTTCTCCATATATACTTGGTATTAATTTCCAAACTGAACCACTACCACCATTCCAAATAAACATTGACCTTCTTTCATAATGGGATTCATCTCCCCAAGCTAAAATTGCAGATGCTTGTAGTGTGTCTATTTTAAACCAAGCACTAATAGTATATGGTTGCAGATTAGGAAAATTACTTGAATCTATTTGTATATAGTCAGTTGAGCCATTAAAACTCGCACTACCATCCCCAATCGCATCTGCTTGTCCTTCTTTAGCTACATCAACTGCACGAGGTAAAATTGGTGCATTGCTACCATATACTGATGTGGTAGTTGTTGCTTCTTGTACTAACTGACCATGATTAGAACCTTTACTATCATTAGCAGTAATTGGTTTTAATACTATGTTTTTTACTTGAAATTCACATACAGTACTACCACTTTGTACGAATACAAAATATCTATTAGAACTATAAGAATCATCACTATATAAAGTTGTAACGAATCTTTTAAATTCTTGATTAGGTGCTTCAGTAGTATCTATTTGGTCATTAAAAGTTGAACTAATAGCATTAGAATAATGATATTGAATTTTAACTCTACTACCTGCACCACTTGTTATTTTTATATCAAAAGAAAATTCATACTGATTATACCCTTCAATAGATGTACTACCTGTACTTGGAAAGCTAAATTTTGCTCCTGTGTTATTACCATTGCCAACTACATTTAGTAACCCATTTGAATAGGTACTTGTAGTTGGACTTCCTTCTTGCGTAAATACACCAACATCCCAAAAATCAGCACCTCTATCTGATGAATTATCCAACCCCCACCAACTAACTAAACTTGTTTTTTCTACACCCTTTAGTTGGCTATAGGATTTATTCATTATGGATTGAATTTCTTCTGGTTCGAGTACCCTTGACCAAATAGCCATATTTGCCATTTTACCTGTAAAAAATTCAGATGCATTACCTCGAGCCCCAATAACTATTGGATTTGAATCAAACGCATTAGTAAAAGCAATAGTGTCCGTATCTACTGATTGCCCATCAAAATATAACACTTGTGCTGATGAAGTTGTAGTAAATGCAATATGATGCCAATTTCCATCATCAATACTACCATCAAAAGAAAGATACAAATGTGTACTACCATTCCAAGCAAGAGCAGTTACATATCCTGCGTTTGCACCTGTACCAAGAGAATTAGCAAGAATTGCTAAACCAGATGAACCTACACCTTTTTGAATTTGAGTTATATAAGACTTTGCAGTCCCTTCATTTTTTATCCATAGAGATATAGTGAAATTAGTTCCTGTTCCTAAATTACTTGATTGCCCTGCACTTATATAATCATTGCTACCATCAAACGAAGTTGAACCTTCTGATGGGAATTTTAGCGTGTCTGACTTATTAGATTTAAAGTCTAAATAAAGTTTTAGATTATCTTTTATAAAAGGAAGTGATGTCTTTCTAAACTTTGAAAGAGCAGATGTGATCCCTATTAACATATAGTGACCCTAATATAAAAATGCTATATCACCAGAGGATGGTGCTGCACCCCCAGATGTTTTTCTTACACCTACTACTCTTAATGGTAAAACTGCTCCCTCTGGACAATTTGAGAATGTTACAAAGGTTGAACCATCAAAACTAAAATCATAGCTTTCACCAGTTCCAATGTATACACCTTTTGTCGCAGGATGAGTTGCGTTGGCATCTGTTATACTAACGGCTTTTGCAGCCGACCCTAAACCTTTTACGATAGGTATTGCAGACATAATTACTCCTATATGTTATTATTTCATATTAGAATTTTTTATGCCTTATATAATTAACGAATAGTGAATTATAAATATTTATATTTTTATTGGTATACTGGTTGTCTTCCCTTGCTTCTGCTCGAAGGTGCTTTCTTTGTTTTTAACTTTTTGCGTGACTTTTTTCTTCTTGGAAAGTTCTTTTCGTACATCTCTTGACCTATGCCTGGTATACGCTTATAGGTCATTCTTGCTATTTGTTTCTTCACAGGTCGTAATGGATTTTCTTTATCATTTACTGCCCTGTTTGCTACTTGACCAAAGTTCATAAGTGTTTCAAAAAGCAATGAATATTTCGGTCCGAACATTAAACTTATGAATGGATTTGCCCAACCAGAGTATTGTACTGCAAACAACAGATCACCGATGATACCTATCTCCCCTGTTTCTACCATTATACCAAATGCTTTATTCATCATCTCTTCTTCTTTTTCTGGCTCTTTATTCCATAACCAGTCACTTGCTTCTTTGTAACCATAGCCTAATGCAAGTCTCCATAAAATGAGATTAACCATTGGAAACATATTTCCATTCTTTGTTTCTTGCAATATAAAGTCTTTTAACCATCTAATACTTTTATGGCTAAAACTTTGGAATATTGATTTTCTTGTCCAAAATCCTTTAGATGACCAGTTGTATGGTTTATCTATTTCAGATGTAGGCTGCGTTGCTCCTATTGCATTGTTACCTATTCTAAACTTTTCATTTCTGGTAAAGTACCCTCTCGCTTTTATTACATCTATATCTAACCCATCTGTAGCTACATCAAACAATCTTTTAATATGGTCTTGCATCATACCAGACTTTTCTGGGTCGTAGTTTTTAAGCAATTGCTCTGCTTGTAATATTCTTGAGAATCCAATTGTTTCTCTTACTGCTCTTTCAGACCTTGTAAAGAAAATAATATTATCTGCGTAGAATGATGCTGCCTTTGAACCAATACCTGTCTTTTCTAACGATTGTGCAAAAACATATTTAGACCCAATCAAATCATGTGCTAATTGTCTGTCTTTTTTATTTCTGGCTACATACAATCTTGCTAAAGAATACAATGTGTTTCTTGCACCACTTTGTGCAAATGCTTTACCCAAGTCAGTAAGGTTCTTCAATGTTGTTCTTGGTGTAAGTAAGAATGTTGTGGATGCTCTTGCAACTTTATTAAAAGTCTGGTCATAAATATCCTGCCTTTTAAGACCCATAGAGAATCCCATTATGTTGGCAGCTAATTTATGGTCGTAACCATCTCTACTAATTTTATCTAACTCTTTATCAATATTCTCATACTTATACTCTTCATCCATTTTACCAAACTCTTTTGCGTAACCAATTGCTTCGTATGATTTATCTATGTACGCATGAGCAATGTTCATTATATCGTTCTCATATGCCCATTCTGGAAAGATTCTGTCACGATGTAACTCTAATGGATAACTATGTTTAAACTGACCACCAGGAGTAAATACCTGCTGAATAAAGTGTTGTCTTAATCCTTGCTTTTTGTAATCAGCAAGAAAATCTATTACATATCTTTCAGTCTCTGCCCTACTTACTTCATAACCACTAAATATATCACCTTGACTTCTTCTATCCGTTAATACTCTTTGTACATGGTCTACTACCTCATCCCATCTTGGATGTTGTGGATTAAGATCATTATATATTTCTGGTTTTAATGATAATGGAAAGTAGTTTTCTATATAATTAACATCTGGGTTTAGAAACTTTTTACCTTCTACATATATATCATTTGTTGTGTCTTGCCAGAATCGTAAAAACTTTTGACCATCTTTAGATATATCAGATGCACCACCTGCTTCGATAATGTTTTTCATTATATCTTTCTCATCAGTAGGTACTTTCTTCCATAGCCTTTCCATTTCAGCTTCTACTGGCTTAACCTTACCTGCATGGTAATAATCTGCTTCTGAAAACATTTTTAATAAATTCTTACCACCCTCGCCCATTTTTTCTAATGTGCGTTCCATAGACTGGCGATTGTATACCCAGTATAACCCTAATGTATCTACTGGTTTTTTCATTACCTTTGCAGCCTTTTGTATGACTGATTCTTTATCTGTACCTATTTGTGCTTTACGCTCTTCAGCTAACTGCTTTAATGTTTTCTTTGGCATAGCAGGTAATCTGCGTATTGGTTTACTGCCATGTTTGCGTTCTAATAAAAAGTCTATGTATTGAGCGATTTCTGCATCGGATGCTTCTCCTAATGAGTTATATCCAGTTATAACCTTTTTATATGTTCTTCTCTCATCATCTGTTAATCCAACTTCATTTTCAAGTATGTGTGCCCTTGCAAGAGCCTTTCTTCTTGGACTCTTATCTTTTTCAGCTACTAATGTTGAACCTTTTTGTCCGAATGTTAATGCTTGTGGCTCATGTTCTGCATAACCAGTAATCTTATGCCCTTGCTTTACAATAATATCAGACATACTATCGGTAACATTTAGTTGATTAAGAGTTGTAAGATGCCATGCACTAATACCACTATTAGCATCTACAATAGACACAAGTTTATGTGAGCCTGTATGTACTGCCATATCTTGTAATCTTTTCTGTTGGTCAGCTAATTTGCCGTTAAAAAACTCGAATGGTACATCAATGACACCTCGTATTTTATTGTTTACATCCGTACCAATAATTGTAAAGAATCCATTATGCTCCAGTTCTTTTGCAATTTTTACTGTTTCTGATACATTGCTTAAATCCCTACCCAAATACTCATGGCTCTTTGATGGTTTTAATAATGGATCATCTGGAAAAACACCAAAAGTCGTTGTTTTGACATCTAAACTATTTTTATTTGGCACTTTAGATAATAAGGTATACTCTCCACTATTTATAATAATATGACCAAGAAATCCTTTTACTTCCCTATCTTGTATCAATGTATGGTCTATATCAGCTTGACTTGGTTGTGAAAAACCAGAAGGATGATTGTGCATCATATAATAGCCATCTGCACCTGTGTTACGCATACCACTAATAACAACGGCTGATAAGTCCTTACCACTAACATCATTCAGACCCATAACTGCACCAGGCAATCTATTACTTATCGCATTTTGATGTACGACCTTATTATCTTTTACATAGAATATTCTTAAAGTTTCGTAACGAGGGTCACGAAGGATTTGGGCAGCCATTGCCAAATCATGGTAAGTTTTTACTTTTGTTCCAACGAGGTCAATAAAGCCTTTTTCTCGGATCGGTTTAGTAATGGCATTGCCCCTAATGGTGTACCCTGCCCCCAATCCAGACCACGCTCCACTATCTTCTGTTCCTCTGGGGTTCGGTTCAGATAACTCTTTTCGGAGTTGGCTTGTAAGGTCTTTTTGTTCTTGCGTTGCATTTTCTCTAAATGGTTTTTTAGTTGCATCAAAGTTAGGAAATCTTTTGGAAGGTTCAAATAGACTATGCTCTTTTATTGATATTGCTTTATCGTCAAACACAACATAATTATATGTATCTCTATTTTCACCACCAGTTGCACCCATTGCAAAATATTTATTACCATCTAATTCTAAATAATCTCTTAAAAACAACGATGTATTTTTTTCGTTACTTTGCCCTGGAGTCATTAAATATGTCAATAAATCATATACTTGTCTACCTTCTGCAATTTCATCAAGATAATCTTCTGATATACCTAAAGCATCTTCCCATTCTTTTAAATCTATTTCTTTTTTATTTAAATACTCTGGTGCTTTTACTTTACCACTTTTTATATCTTTTAATACTTTATATAAATCATCACGCAGTTGTATGTCAATTGGATTATCCCAGTCCATCCACCTAAAATCATTTGGATTTTTACTTTCAATATTTACTGTGTATAAATTTCTTGCTTTTTCTAATTCATATTCAAATTTATCATTTTTCACCAGTTTAATTAATTCATCGTACATTCTAATTTTATTCTCGGTATACGAAGGAGTTTCATCTGTTTCGGCTTCTGCAAATTTTCTATTGTCTTTTAATAAAAGCATCATTACTTCTTTTGGTGATTTTTCACCAGATTTTGGTAATGTAATGGTTTTTGTAGCAGCATTTTTTAGTACAAATTCATTTATTAACAACCTTTCGATTATTTCTGCGTATATAACTGCATCATTATATGCAGTTTCTTTACTTCTAATAAATGGCTTATGTTTATACCATTCTCTTTCCATTAACCAGGGATCATAATTAAAAATCTCTTGGTCATTATTATTTAATTTTATTAATGATAAATCACCTAACTTGAAAGATGATGTAGTTATATCACCAAGTTTGTTTGCATACCATTCTGCTATGTCTTTTTTATCACTAAAATATAAACCCCAACCTTGTACTTGTGAGCCTTCGCCAGAATCAATTGCTTTTAAACTAAAACTTTTAAAATTATGTGGTGAACCATGATACTTTGTGACTGAATCCAAAAAGTTTATTTGATTGTCTTTATCCTGTGGTGTGTCTTTTACAATTTTATCTTTTTGCTTTTCAGCTTCATTTTTTCTTTGTGTTAGTTCTTTGAACTGCTTGTTATATGATATTGCATTAATCTGCTTTTTACTTTGTTGTTGATTTAATAACTCCAGTTCTTTATTAACTTGTATTAATTCATCATATATAGTCTCTAATTCTGCTTTCTGTCTGGTATCTAATGTCTTTACTCTATCTACACCTCCAAATATGTTTAGTTGCTTCATTGGCTCAAACATACTGGTTTGATTTAAATCCATTCTATTAGATTCGGTTATTATCTCAAATAATTGTGCATTAACTTCAAATTCCTGTTCTTTAAGTTCTTTAACCACCTCTTCATAATATGTTACAAGTGGTGTATCGCTTTCATAACCAATCTGATTTTCTGGTATTGTTATATTCTTTTCGTCTAACATCCCTTTAAAATTTTCCACCACTTCTGGTCTTATCATTTGACCGCCTTTTATGGCTTTTTCGATTGATTCTATATGTTTATCGTCTAACAAACTTTGATCTTCTTTGCCTATCATGGCTTTTTCACCAAAATCTGTATAACTTCTTTCTTTAAGATTTAATCTGTATAAATTCCTATACCATGTGCTTTGTGCTTTCCATTTATCATCATATTTTTTAGCAACTTTTTCTTCATTGGCAAATTCTTTTTTAACTGCAGCATCCATTCTTTGTTGTGCTAAATTATTTAGCATAATACTATCATCTAATTGCCTTGCAATATTTTCTTTATGTTTGCGTAGTTCAATTACTTTTTCTTTGATTGGGTCTGCAGCTTTTGGATTAACATCTGGTGCTTCTTTACGCAATGCTTTTAATATAGATGCAGGTTTTTCATCCATACCAAACATTCGAGTAACAATATCGTCTATCTTGCGATAAAAATCGTCTACATCGCCTTTTATAGCGTTTTCTGTGTATAAGTAAGTAAATATATCATCTTCGTGTCTATCGGTCAGAAAATCATGTTTTTTGCGTAATCCACCAACAAACTTGCTAATACTTATAATGCGTGGGAACTCGTTAGTAGATTCATAGTTTTGCTTTAGCTTACCATTATTATCAAGGTATGATAGATTAGCAAGATTAGTAATAGCACTACGCTTACTACTATCTGTTTTTGCTTTTGGAAACATACCAGGCATTATATTCGCTATGTCGATAGGCTTATCTCCACGATCTAATCTTCTACGCACTTCTGCAGCGTTCTCAAAATCACTTTGTTGTGTACGAGTAACATTAGACTCTCCTGCATAGTCTCTGGCTTGTTCTAATGTTGTGCCTTCTGGTAATACTTTGACTGGTACTTCTGCTATGTTGCCTTGTACTGCACCCTTTACACGATGATGCCCAGATACAACAAATAAGTCACCTGCATCATCTTTCCATACAACTGGCTCTTCCCATTTTGCAGGACTAAAGTTTTCTGCAATATCATCTATTATAGCTTTATTATAGTCTTCTCTTGGCTGAAATTTGCTTTCATCCATTTTAATGTCTTTTGGACTAATATCAACGACATCTAATTTTTTAGGAACATCTACTTGTGCTTTTGGCTCTTTCTTTGGTTTTCTTACTTTTCTTGTTTTAGTCTCTTTAAGACCCTCTAAATGCTTAACAAGTTTAGGTTGAATCTTTGCCCATGATTCTTTAGCTATGTTATCTGGTTCATTAACCATTTCTATAGCTTTATCTATAACATAATTTTTTGCTTGATTTATATTGGTAAATATATGCGATTTATAATTACTTGCAGATATAGGATACCCTCTGCCTTTGTAATCACCTGTTTTTTTACTAATATCCTCACCTATAGTAATCAACTCATCTCTGCCATTCAATACTGCATATTCTATATTGATTTCAAACTTTAATGATTCTGGTATATCTAATTTCACAACTTTTGGATTTGTCACGACTCCAGATTCATTTATCTTAAAATCATTGACTAAAAATTTTCTGAAATGAGATATTTCTTCTTTATCCTTGAGAGTTGGTTTTTTTATTGTTTTTAATTTTAGATTTTTCGTCTTTATTTGGGCAGCCATAGATGGAGGAGTGTATTCGACTTGTTTTTTCCATATGCCTGTCCAATGTGTTAAATCATATTTTTCTAATTGTTCTTTTATCGCATCTAATTCTGCTTGTGCTTCTATTTCACCTTCTTTTGTTAATTTTTTATAATTTGATGTATAACCTTTTTGTATAGATTCATATTTAACCCTAAAAGCAGATGCCAACCTTTCATAAATTTCTACATCTTCAATTGTCATTTTATCTTTGCCAGATAATTTTGTTTTTGAAAACAATTCAGCATCATATAATTTTTTTAGAATCATATCTGCATCATCAAAAACCTTGCCATCAATTTTATCAAATTTTACTTTTCCAAATCGATTTTCAATATTTAATTTTTTGAATATTTCACGAAAATATTGGTCTTCTAAAACTTCACCAGTCCAATCGCCTAATTTTTTTCGTTTTACACCACCTCTTTGTTCGAGCATAAAAGCATTTACCATATCAAAACTCAAATCTTTCATAGATTTTTGTAATTCTTCTGGTGTAGTTTTTTTAAGAGATTTCTTTTTCTTCGTTTTTAATTTTGGTTTTTCTATTACTGGTTCTGGTTCTGGCTCTACTTTTTCGACTACTGGTTCTTTTGTATCATCTTTTCCAAACAACTCTTCACGCATCTTGTCTCTGGTAGCCTTTGCAGATACTTTTGGCTTTACTTCTTCTACCTCTGGTTCTGTACCTTTTAATTCTATTGGCTTTATCTCTTCTAATTCTGGCTCACCATCTTTGTAAAAGTTTACAGGCTTAATGCTATTAGCTATGATCTCTAATCTATCTTCTTTGCCCAGATTTATAACTTGCGTTTCAGAATAGCCTAAATCAGCCAGAACTTTTCTCTGCTTGTTCAATGACATCTTTGCAAGATTATCTCTTGATACAGATGCAATTTCGCCCTCCACAGGTACTTCTACATTCTCTTTTAGCTTTTTAATTTCTGGTTGTCTTGCTCTGGTAGCTTCTTGTGCAGTTTGTTTACGAATAGCCTCATCTGTAGCTTTTCTTGCATCTATTTTTTGCAGTCCAAGTAATATATTTTTTCTTACATTGTCTATATCTTTACGCAATTGCTCTATAGAAGGATTGCTGCCTTTATATTCACGCAATTTATCTAATATAAACTTTCTTGCTTCAGACCTTTGCTCTCTTGTATCTAATTTTTTTATTTGTGGTAAAAAATATGTAAGTATATCATTACCAATACGCTCATACAATATTCTTTGTTCGTTTTGCTTTATATTTTGTCTGTTTATCAATCCAAAACCCATGAACAACAAAGCATTTATTGTTGCTTCTTTTGGGTCACCAGTTTCTAATAAACTTGCAGTAAAACCAACTAAACCATCGGCAGGTATACGCTTAAATGGACTGTTTAGTGATCCTGTTGCACCCAGACCAACCCCTAAAAATGCACTATTTAATATACGCTCTGCCTTTTCAGCTACTGGTATGTCTTCTCCAATAACATCAAACGCAGTATAACTTGTAAATGTTTGTGCTGATTGTGCTGCCTTTGCAGATAGTTCTGCAATTGGTCTTGCTACGACAGGGTCTAATAATTTTGCTTTTGTTTTTGATATAGCTTCCCCTGCTTTTTTACCTGCAATAGTGAATCCATCATCAACCTTTTTCGCACCAGATAATGCAGTATCTACACCTTTATAAACATTTTTATAGGTTCTACCTGCTTTTAATACTGTGCTTGTACCACCATACCCTAACAACATACCAACACCACCAACAAAAAATCTTTCTAATGGAGTTGCTTGTAATGAGTATTCTGCCTCCCTTCTGGCATTACGCTTACCAATTGGTATTGTGCCATCAAAAAATGCACCTAATGTGTTATATGCTTTTGATGATATAAAACCAATATCTGCTAATTCTTTTAATGCTTCGTCACGAGCAACATCTTCAGCAGACATTTCTTTACCTGGTATTGTATAACCAGTACCAGATAGTCTATCATTAACTTGTTTGTCTGGCTCTTTTATTGGTTGTGCAGTTTCTAATTTCTTTCTATATACTTCTTCAAATTTGCCTTTTACTTTTTCAAGTTGTGATAGATATTCTAATTGTTCATCTGATATTTCTTGAAAGCGTGGTATTTCTACTTCTTCATCTGTAAAACCTACTTGAGGTCCTCTATATACTCTTTTCTTTTGCACATCTGGCTCTGCACTACGCATAATGTATTGTGATTGGAAATCATTGTTTAATAACTGCTCTTTTATTTTACTTTGTATATCTGGAGATTCGCTCTTTGCAGTATTCTCCAGTTTTTGAATTTCTTGCAGTTTTGCCGTTGGATTCTCATCCTGCTCAATCAATTCATTCCGTCTTTTGTTGTATTGTATATCTAAATACTTATTATCTAAAAATAGATCAATAGCATTTTTTGGTTTGGTCTTATTCGGTAATGGTGCTTCTCCAGTTAAGAATGGTAACCCTGGTAATTGCTCTTTCTTTTCCTCTATATTTTTTAGAGGCTTTATCTCAAATTTATTTTTTCCCATTATTGTGTTACTGCGTTATAGTCGACATTATATTTATCCTTTAAGTATGTTTCAAGCCACATTTGTGTACGCTCTTTTGCAAATTCTTCTAATTGGTTAGGTAAAACAACACCACCTTTTTTTGCTTCCTCATATATTTCTTCGTACTTGTCTTGTGCTGCTTGATTAATTGTTTTACCAGTATCTGGTTCTGGATTGTCTTGCATAAATCTATTCCAGTTTTCTGGTGACCTTATTGCTTCTCTACCATAGCTAAAATTGACTGAATCTGTTAATGCTGCCTGTTGCCCTCTTGCCATATTTGATAAATTATCTGGCAATTTATATTGCATTTCTGTTATTGGTTCACCATCATCATCTTTTTTGCCTGTATCTACCTCTTCTGTTGCATCTATTTCTTTTTGTAGACTAATTATTTGCTTGATGTACTCATCACGCTTTTTTGCTTCATCTACCTTTTCTGGCTTCTCATACGATATTTTTTTACCAGTTATGCCTTCATAAGCATCAATTTCTTTTTTTAAATCACTTACTGATTTACCTTTTATTTCAATATCATCGTTAGTTCTTACAGAAAATTCTGGCTCATTTTCCTTTTTTGCTGCTTCTTCTTTTTTTTCTATCGCTTTTGTGTATTGACCAATTTTAAAACGATTGTATTCTGGGTCTGTTAATTTTAAAGTATCTGCCTTACCACCTTCTTCTAATGCAGGAAGTATTAACTGCCTTGTTACTTTACTGCTTTTACTTGGTGCATTTGTATTTAACCAGTTTTGTATAGCTTTATCAGCCATTTTATTTACCTCCTGCCATTGCTTTCATAATTGCAATTGCCTGTTCATACCCAACGCTTTTCATTAATGTTTCAAATAAAGCCTGTGGGTCTTTTGTTTCACTACTTTTATATTGTGCCATTGCATCTTGAACGCTCTTGTTTTGTGAACCAGATATTGAAGCATCTATTCCTGCGGTTGCACCACCAGTGAGTATATTTATTAAAGCATTGCGTTTTTGTGCATCAACATTGTCTCTACCTATTGCAATTTGTTCTTCCGCTGCTTTCTTTGCACTTTGCTCATTAACAAACAGATCACTTGCCTTATCAGTTACTTGATTGCGTACATTCTGCTCCGATTCTTTCATTGCCCTCATGTTAGCAACACTATTTTCTGTACCTCTATTTATTGCCTGTCCTTGATAGTTTCTATTGCTTAATACGGCTTGTGTATTGGCTGTTTTTGCAACATCACTTATCATTTTTCTTTCTTGACCTTTATCATACAAACCTTCTCTTTGTACACCTTTAAGGTATTTACCTTGTTTTGTGTTCATAAAGCCAGGTTGTGCTAAAGCAGGTAAATTTTCTGCTGCAGTTTTACCAAATTGTTTTAAAAACATTGAAGTTGCAAGACTCATTGCCATAATTCTACTCCACTTCTAATTGTAATCGTTTAATTGTTAAAGGGTTTGTGCTACTGGGAGAAGTCAATTCCAACTCCACTCTGTTTGCATATCTTTTTACAGGAAATCTTCTTGTTCCTGCACTTAATCCAGTTTTAGTAAAAGATGCCGTTGTTTCACCATCTAAATACACATTTGCAGTCATTGCATCATTGCCTGTGTATTGTATAGTCATATACCTAATTAATCTTTTGCGATGTAGGTCTAACGGAAACTTTTTGCTTTTCCACTTTGTAATACTGGCATTATTTGTATCAAACTTTATTATCTGATTTGCCACTATGTCGTAATTAAGTGGACTGCCATTTTCATCATAATTAAGCAAGGTAAGATTAAAACTACCCATATCTATAATTCTCCATGTCTTTAAAACATAGTTATATGCCCATACTTTTTCTGTAGTGTTCTCTAACCACCTAAATACAATTTCTTGTCTATTTGGGTCAAATATGGCTCTTATACTTGCTTTATTTGTAGATGCCATAAACTGGTCTTCTATATCAGCACTTATTTTATTCATTACAGAGGGTGTAGCCGTAGAACTTGCAGCCATATTAGCTGATATTTCATAAATACCATCGTGATATACAAAATATACGCTATCATGTACCTCTACTATACCTCTTGGTGCTATGTTACCAATATTATGTTTAGACTCTACAATTTCCCATGATGTTGGGTCTGTAGGGTCTGGAATACTTAAAATAAATAATGCTTGTGGTTTAAATACTACTAATCTGTTAAATAATGATGCTAAACCTGTTATTGCACCACCCTCCCTATCTTCAAATGCTATTACATTACTTACAGGTATTGTATCAAACTGATTTATTTCACTATATGCAACATAATCTTGTCTTTCTTCTGCTCTATCTTCTGGATTTAGATAAACATTACCTAAAAACAACCTGCTTTTCACTATTTTTGCAAATTGACCATTTACTCTATTGGAAAAGATCGTCTGGGTGGGTGAAGACCCTAAATCATCCAATCTAAAATCTCTGCAAGTAATTGTATATTTATTGCCAGTTCTTGTGAAACCCATACCTGGAGTAGTAGCACCACTTGCAGAAGATATGTTGAATCCCTCCAATAATCTGCCTTCGGCATACAAATCTGATGATTTTGATACTGATTCCGTAGTTTTTACCCAAACACCACCTATATCGCTATCATATGCACTATTACCTTCTATTTCAAAACTATTGTCACCATACATAAATATGCTTCCAGATAAAGAATTTTGTGTAATACCAGAAGGAAAATCGCTACTAAAGTTATGTATTGAAATGAACCCTACAGATGAGCCACCATATGCACCATTATTAGCTTGATATTTTGTTGTGTAATTACCAAGCAACCTTTCTTTTATCTTCCATGATGTGCCAACAAAGTTTCCATTACTATCAAGGTATCTATTGGTAAAATTTGCGTTATCATCTAAATCCATTTGCAAATATAAATTAACAGGTTTTTTACTTAATGATACTCCATGCACATGAGATGCAGGTGAAGTTTCTAATGTAAAACTTCCATACACAGTGTCATCGCCTCGTGTTTGTATATTTACAATATGGTCACCACTACGCACATTCCGTATTTTTACATTACCTCCGATACCATTTCTTTGTGCAGAGGGTGTGCCGACAAATGTAGTTGTTCCAACGCTATTAATTGTAATATCAACAGTATTACTTCCTATTCTAATTGTATCACCAGTCTTTATAATATTTGATATATCTGATACGACTGTAAAAGTTGTTGCTGCAGTTGTCCAGTCATGGTCATAAGATAATGCAATTCCAGTATCAAGACTTTGATTTGTAACTACTGCAGGTGATGCAGTTACAATTGCTTCTTGAGAATCTATAACATATGAATAACTATCTGATATTGTATCACTTGTAGTAACGATTAAATAAGTTTGACTATTGTTTATTGCTCTTATTGTCCCAATATTTATCCAATTTGCTACTAATTTACTTTCACCAGTAAAAATGTTATCTATGCCATCAAACTCGCCATCAGCATCTAAAGCGTGTTTATTAGCACCAAAAAATTCTGAAGTGTCTAATTGTCTTATAGTGTCATATTGATTTGCATCAGTTTTAATAAATATCTTATCATTTTTATAAAAAGTAGCAGTTGCTTCTTTTAGTGTACCAACAGATGATAAATCATTGTTGGTGTCTACAAAGGTCATATGCCCAATAAGCTGAAAACTACCATAAATACCTCCAGTTCCTATTGACCTATATATGTTTAGACCTGTTATTCTTTTATTCATTGCAGTAATATCATTAATTACTACTTGTACCTCAACTATGCTATCATTTATGCTGCTATCAGTAATTACTAATTCTTTTTTCTTATCAAACAGAGTCTCCTGGACACCATCATAAATTGCAGTACAATTGTATTTGACCGAATCACCACCACGAATTGTATTACTTGTTTTGTAAATCTCTTTTGTTTCAAGTCTAAATGGATTATTTAAAACATTGGAATATCCATACCAATTACTTGGTATAGAGTATGTGCTATTAAATAATGATCTGTTTATATAGCCAAGCCATAGGCTTTTTGCTTCGTTTGAAGATACTTTACCTATTGAGCCTGGTATAAACCTAATTGTATCACCAGATACAACTATTGGATTTTTATCTCTTTTATGATAAAAAGTGGGTGTGGAGCTATTATTTGCATCACTTATTTCTGGGAAATTGTATTTAGAAATAATATCTGTCCATTTATAATCTAATGTACCAGTACCATTCCATGTATTTGCACCCCAACCAATGTCCGTAATCCTATTTAATGCTGACCTCGGTTGACTTGCTGATGTTGCCCATTCTACTCCATATGCAACAATATAACCTTTTGCGTGTTCAAAAAATTGATTACCAGAAGTAGCACCAGTTACAACATCATCTACACAAGTAGGATGCCATTCTTTATTTGTGTTTGGATTTTGATTTGTCGCTGATAAAACTGTTTTTGAACTATCGATTCTATACAATGCACCATGTACTGGTGGACTTGCAGATGAACTATTAGTAGCTACCATTAAATATTTTGCACCACTTGGATTTCTATTTATGTGTTTAATTTTGTTTATAATAGGCATTGTAGTAGGGAAAATAGTTCCATTAATATCTGCGAATCCTAATATCACAGAAGCATCGTTATGTGTGCTATACTGCAAGTATTTTTCGCCACCACTACGCTCATAATAAACAATAACAGATTCATTCTTATTGTTATTTTCACCAAAATCCATTTTAGTTATCTGATGTAATTGATGGTTGTATGTATTAGATGCCCAACTGGCAAGATTATTATTTAAATCAATGTAATGTAGTTTATGATTTGAGGCATCCGATTCAGCGATAATTAGATATTCTTTATTACCATTTACTGTATTTGTAATTGATGTGATGCCTTTCCATTCATAACCAGATGTGTTTGAAGGCACTCCAGATTGTTGATTTATAGATGTACTACTTGCTTTAAATAATCCGTTGCTATTACCTGGAACTAATAAATATAAAGTTCCTGTATTTGCAGTATAAAAATATCCAGAATTAAATGTTTGTCCTACATTATCACCCCAATCAGAATCAGAAGGATCATGCCCATCAAATCCAGTTTCTACAATTGTACCATTGCTCTGTACAGTATATTTTACAACTGCATTATATGATGTGCCATCTCCACCACTATCAAGAGCAGAATAATACACCCATATAGCATCACTATGGTTAATCATTGCATTTACTTTAAATGTACCATACCCTTTAAACTGATTGTATAAAGTGGTATTTAACTCTGAAGATGTAGAGCCTATTGTAAATTTTATTCTATTTGGTATATTAGTTCCAGAGCAGTAACTATACATACATAATACTTTGCCATTTAAGGCAAGTAATGCAATATCTGTAAAACTGGATATACCTCCAGAGGCATCATTATCTACATTAAGATGTGTACCATGCTTACCTCCAAATGCCATATCTCGCAAACCACTACTTTGAGCCGTTGCAAAAAAACTTCCTCCCCATGTTGAAGCATTATCGGTATTTATCCAATGCTCGTTTCCACTTTTATAATCTATTGTATCATAATTATCTGTACCTGCAATTGCAACCTGTGGACTGGCATTATCTTTAACATCAGATATAACTACATAATCACCTTGCACTAAACCACTATCGTCAGATGTAGTAAATAATAATATATCGTCTTCGACTTGCAGATGATCTGTTACATTAGGCAGACTTGGGTCGTACCAAAATAATTTTAAGACATTGCTACTATTAATAATCGCAACAATATATCTATGTTCATCTGTGTCAAATTTATCTGATATAAAAGTATATACATTTTGTACAGAATAATCTGAAGAAATCTTTGTATTGATTGTTGTAAGAGGAAATACTGGTATTCCAGATGCAGAACCTGCTGCAAATGTTTTTTCAAGTTGACCATCTACTATCTTGAGGTTTTCAATATTTTGAGCAATGATTTCACTTAAATCTTCTACATCAGCATGGGTTTTTACACCTCTAAACTGCGAAATATCAATAAGTTCAGCCATTAACTACTCGTTCTTGTATCACAAGGTCACCAGATGTGTTATAAGGCACTAATCCACTTACATAATCCATTACTGGGGTACTTTCATTGTATGATGTTATCATTGCAATAGCACGATTTTGTGCATCTGCCTGTCTACTCTGCTGATTTACAGTTCTCCAACATTCTGCCTCTGCAAACTCTAAAATTGCATCGTGATAAATTGCGTTTAAATCGCTTACATT